TGGTAATAAGTATTTTCTTGATGGTGTTCAACAAGACACACTTACTTTAGCTGAAGGTGGTACTTATGTATTTAATTGGTCTGCTGCAACAAGTCATCCTTTAAGGTTTTCAACAACTTCTGATGGCACTCATAACAGTGGTAGTGAATACACTACTGGTGTTACAAAGGATGATGGTAATTATTTAACTACTATACAAGTAGCTGCTTCTGCACCAACTTTATATTATTATTGTCAATATCACTCTGGTATGGGTGGTCAACTTAACACTGAAGCTGCAAATACTTGGGGTTTATTATCCTGGGATGAAGGAGCTTGGGGTTCACAAAATAATATTTCTTTTGCTGTAACTGGTGTTGCTTCAACAACTGCCATAGGTTCTGTGACTATTGATGCAGAAATAGGAGAAGGTTGGGGTCGAGGAACTTGGGGTAATAGAGTTTGGGATGGTGTATATTCTGTTATACCAACAGGAGTAAGTGCAACCTCTGCGATAGGAACTGCTGTAGGAACTACTTCAGTAACTGTTGCTGTAACGGGTGTGGCTACTACCTCTGTAATAGGTAGTGTAACTACCACTCAAGGTGTTGAAATTACTCCAACAGGTTTATCTTTGACAGGTTCACTTGGTACAGTTACTTTTGATGGAGATGCAGCAGTAGGAGTAACAGGTGTAGCTATGACGTCAGGATTAGGTACAGCAATTGTTGCACCTATCACATTAGTAGATGTAACAGGAGTTGCTCTTACAAGTTCAGTTGGTACTGTTGTATTAGAGATGACTGGTACAGTAAATGTTACGGGAGTTTCATCAACATCCTCTGTGGGTTCTATAGTTCCTGTCTCAGGATACGATGTTACAGGTGTAGCTATGACATCAGCAGTGGGAAGTCCAACAGAAGTTACAGGTACAGGAACAGTAGACAATGTTACTGGAGTAGTATTGACGAGTTCCGTTGGAAGTGTAATAATAATAGCATGGAATAGAATAGATACAGGTACGCCTGTAACTTGGACAAAGATAACAACAGCAGCATAAAAGGATAAAATATGGCTTCAACATACTCAGCAGATTTAAAACTAGAACTCATGGCTACTGGTGAAAACGCTGGTACATGGGGAACAAAAACAAACAATAATTTAAATTTAGTACAACAAGCAATCGGTGGATTTGAACAAGTAACAGTTGGTAGTGGAGCAACAGTTGCACTTGCAATGACTGATGGTACAGTATCTAACGCAAGAAATATGGTTGTAAAAGTGGCTACTGTAACCCTATCAGGAGCCACTGTTTTAACTGTACCTGACAGCATAGAAAAAATGTATATATTCGATGTTACAGGTGTAACTAACCCAACAAACTTAACTATAAAAACTGCAAGTGGAACTGGCTTTTCTCCAGACCAACAAAAAATATATTTTGCATATGCAGATGGAACTAATATTGTTGAAATATCACTTGATAGTCTAGGTGGTGCAATAGGTACAGCAAGTTTACCAACAGTAACAGTAGCAAAAGGTGGTACTGGTTCTACCTCAGCATCCGATGCAAGAACTGCACTCGGTCTGGCAATAGGAAGTGATGTCCAAGCTTATAATGCTGATACAGTTTTTAAAGATGTAAACAATACATATACAAAAGCACAAAGAGGATCAACACAAACTGCTGGTTCTCAAACTGGTAGTGTTACGTTAGATTTTGACACTTATCAAAACTTTGTTTTAACAGCAACAGGTAATGTTACCTTAGCTAATCCAACCACAGAATCTGTAGGACAATCTGGTATTATAGTATTTATACAAGATGGTACAGGCAGTAGAACATTAAGTTTAGGAACAGATTATGAAACAGCTGCTGGTGCTGGTCTAACTATATCTACTGCTGCTAATGCAGTTGATGTCATACCATATTTTGTCAAGGCTGCCTCAAGTATTCAGCTTGGAGCACCTCAACTTGCGTTTGCGTAGGAGACATAAATAATGCCGTTACAAGGTGAATTTTTTCAAAATCCAGGTGGAGGTGGTGCTTTTTATGACCATCAAATCGAAACCAGTTGTAGGTTCGATGCTATTAGTAGTAGTTATTTAGCAGCAGGTTTTGATGGTAATTCTGGACAAACTGCATATACTATTAGTTTTTGGATTAAAAGAGGAAACTTATTTACTGGTAGTGACCAAGTAATAATGGGTAATTCAGGAGGTTGGGCTAATTGGCATTTTGATAATACAGATTCTAATTTAGAAGGAGTTAATCAAAAAACTCAAGATACTTCAGCAGCTCTTAGGGATACTAATGGTTGGTATAATATCATCATAAATCAAACTGCTACACAGGATACAGTTAATATATGGATTAATGGAGTATCTCAAACTGTGACTTCTGGTGGTAGTGGTAGCTTTTATACTCCTTTTACTAATTCAAGTAGTGCTAAATTATGGTTAGGTTATAATGGAAGTAGCACATATTTTGATGGATATATGGCAGAAGTAGTTTGTATAGATGGTGCAGATAAGGTCAACACAGACTTTGGAGAATTTAAAAACGGAGTATGGATTCCTAAAGACCCTTCAGGATTGACATTTGGAACAGATGGTTTTCATCTTAAGTTTGAAAATGCAAGTGATTTAGGAAACGATAGTTCAGGAAATAATAATGATTTTACAGCAAATAACATGGGGGCAGACCATCAAGTGTTAGATAGTCCTACATTCGGAGAATAATTATGGCATCATCAGGAAATTTTTGTACAATGAACCCAATAGGTCAGGTTGGAGGTTCAGATAATACTTCCAAGATATTTGAAAATGGTAATTTACAGGTAAGAAACTTTCAATATTTTGACGCAACTGTTATGGGAACTGTTGGTGTAACAAGTGGTAAATGGTATTATGAAGCAACTTTTGAAACTGGTAATAGTGGTTCTGGACCTGCTTGGGGTTGGTGTAATTCTAGATTTAATATAGATGCTGGTTTAAGTTATACTGTTCCTGCTTCTGCAACAGGTGGTGATACAATTCATATATATGGAGTAGGAGATAGTGGCACTGTTAGAGTTACAAGTGGTGTTCATAATGAATCAAATAGTAATTGGGCAGATACAAGTGCAACTGGGTCATCAGGACAAATATGTGGTATTGCAGTAGATTTTGATAATAGTAAAGCATACTTTAGTATAAACGGAAGTTTTACAGATGTTAGAAGTGGACAAAATCCAGCAACTGCTGCTAATCCTTGTCTTGCTCCTTCAGGTGGATTATACACTTGGAATCTTACAGCAGATAATATAAAAAAATATGGTCCTTGGTATCCAGCAATAGGTAACTGGGCAGCAGCTTCTAGAACAGTAAGAGTCAATTTTGGACAGGACAGCACTTTTCAAGGGCAGGTCAGTGCTGGTGGAAATGCAGATGAAAATGGCTTCGGGGACTTCAAGTATTCTGTTCCTGCGGGCTTTTTGGCGATTTGTAGCGGAAACATACCTGTGTCAGCTGACATAGACCCAGCACAAACTGATAATGATATTCCTAGTAAACAATTTAATGCAGTTGCTTATACTGGAACTGGTAGTACCAGAAGTGTAAGTAATTTAAATTTTCAACCAGACTTGTTGTGGTTAAAGTCTAGGTCTGCAAGTCAATCAGCTAGATTAATAGATTCTAGTAGAGGAGTTTCTAAAACATTAACACCTGCTGATAGTCAAGCTGAACAAACAGAATCAAATGGTATTACATCTTTTGATAGTGATGGTTTTACTATAGGTAGTTCAACTGGAGGATTTAATACAAGTAGTGCTACTTATGTGGGTTGGGCTTGGCGTTGTAATGGAGGAACTACAGCTGCTAATTCAGATGGAGCAATTTCTTCTGTAGTTCAAGCGAATACAAAAAGTGGCTTTTCAATAACTACTTTTACAGGATTAGCTAGTTCAAATTTTAGTTCTACAGTTGGTCATGGGTTAACTACAGCTCCAGAATTTATTATACACAAAGCATTAGATACTGCTGGTAGTTGGTGGTGTTCACATGTTGGTTTATCAGCAGTAACAAAATTTTTGGCGATTGATAGTAATGGTGCTGAAGTTAATTTATCTAGTTATGGATCTATATCAGCACCAACATCTAGTGTGTTTAGTGTTAATGGAGTTGAAGGTATTGGAGGAGGAGGTTCAGCTAGAAGTTATATAGCATATTGCTGGCATTCAGTTTTAGGTTACAGTTCCTTCGGAACCTATGTTGGTAACGCAAGTGATGATGGTCCATACATTCACACAGGATTCAGACCTAGAATGGTATTTGTGAAAAACACAGAACAGAGTGGTACTGAATGGTCTATTAATGATTCTGCTAGAAATACCTTTAACCCTACAGAAAAACAATTAAATTGGGATAATGATAATGCTGAAGTGACTGGTAAAAATATTGATTTTTTATCTAATGGGTTTAAAATTAGAAAAAATACAGGTGCTATGAATAATGACGATAGAGTGCATATCTATGGTGCATGGGCAGACGTGCCGTTTAAATATAACAATACTTTTTAGGAGGTGAAATAATATGTGGGCATATATAAAGGATAATAAAATAGAGGAGATAATTGCTAGACCCAAAGATATGGTCATAGATGATATAAGACATTCTCGTAGAATATTTACAGCATGGACTTGGGATGAATTAAATGCCATAGGTATTTATACAGTAGAACCAGGAACACAAGGTGATGATAAATTTCAAATAACTTCAGATCCTACTTATACTTATAGTGCTTCTGGTAAAAAAGTCACTACTGCATACACCACATCAGACAGAGCATTAGATGATGCAAATGCAAAAGATGGGAGTGGTAATGATTTGAAAGATGCTGAAGGTAATCAAGTAATAGATTATGGTCTAAAAACACTAGCTAAAAATCAATGTAAAATTACAGCTAATGAATTTATAGCTAGATTTAATTGGTTAGTAGAACGTAGTGTATATGATAGTAGTAAAGCAATTCCTGATGCAGTAAAAACTTATGTTGCTGCAATACGAACAGATTGCGCAGAAATAGAAACAGCAATTACTAATGCAAGTGATATGGCTGGATTTAAAACATTGTATACAGATGAATTAAATAGTGATGGAACAATTAAAACAGTAGCAAGAGTAAATAGGTGGACATCAGATTCTACAGTAACTGCTTATATAAGATAATGATATGCTTAGTGAAATCCAGATTGTTGGAGGTATAAACAAACAAGTAACACCAACAGGTGCACAAGGAAAATGGATTGATTGTGATAATGTTCGTTTTCGTTATGGCTATCCAGAAAAAATAGGTGGTTGGGAACAAACTACATCAAATACTTTACCAGGTGTTGCGAGAGATACACACATCTGGAGTGATTTAGCTGGTAAACGATATATAGTTATAGGAACAAACAAGGGTTTATTTTTATATCACGATGGTGCCTATTATGATATTTCACCTCTAGATACAAACATAACATCGTGTACTTTAACAACTACTAATAACTCTGCAACAGTCACTGTAAATAAAGCTTCACATGGTTTGGAAGTAGGTGATTTATTTTTGTTTGCAAGTGTAACATTACCTGGTTCTGGTACAGGTTTCGTAAGTGCAGATTTTACACAAAACACTTTTGAAGTGATAACAAGAACTTCTGATAGTTTTACAGTCACAGCAGGTAAAGTAGAATCAGGTGCTGGTTTTAGTGCTGGAGGAAGTGTTACATTGTCTCCATATTTTAAAGTTGGTGATGCAGTACAAGTAACTGGTTATGGTTTTGGTACAGGTCTTTATGGTGGGTCAAATGTAAGTATAACAAGTACAACTTTAAATGGTGCTTTACTAGATGATGCTAACGGAACAGGTGGCTCAGGCACTGCAATTACTTTAACCTCTGTATCTGGTTTTAGTAGTGATGGTGGTACATTAAAAGTTGGTGAAGAATTAATTACATACACTGGGGTAGCAGGAAGCACTGTTACAGGAATAGTAAGAGGAGCTTCTGGTTCAACTAGGTCTGCTCATAATGATGGTGCTGTGGTACAAGAAGCTTCAAGTTTTACAGGTTGGGGTAGTGCCTCACCTACAGGTGAAGTAACATTAGAACCAGGTAACTGGTCATTAGATAACTTTGGTCAAATTTTAGTTGCGACTGTTAAAAATAA